CGATCAACCCACAGAACATAAAGACTGTTGTGCTTCCGCATGACGGTAGAACACACGACAAAGTCTATTCGGTTAGCTACGAGTCAGCGTTGAGAGATGCTGGCTTTAACGTGGTGGTGGTGCCTAATCAGGGCGCAGGCGCTGCAGGGCATCGAGTAGAGGCCACCAGACGAGTACTGGGATCGGTGCATTTTAATGAGCCAGCGTGTACGGCAGGCATTGAAGCCTTGTGCTGGTATCACGAGAAACGCGATGAGAATCGAGGTGTTGGGCTAGGGCCTAATCACGATTGGAGTTCTCACGCAGCGGATAGCTTTGGAATGATGGCGGTGGTGTATGAGCCGCCCAATACATCATGGGGCAAGCCGTTAAGAGTTAATTTGAAGGGTATTGTATGAGCAATAGGATTAAGGGAATTATTGACGCTGTCTCTGACCTTGCTATGGATTACTCTTCGCGGATGGCTAGGGCTAACGATATTGATTTTGATACAAGAGCCCCAAAGTACCACGGAACAAACAACCTAGAGGGTTTTGATCAGTTTGACCCTTTGTTGACAGGTAAGGGCTCGGATCAATACGGACCAGGCTTTTATTTATCAACCTCACCACAGCAGGCCAGTGGCTATGCTGATGGCTTGTTTAAAGGTAGAGGTCTTCCGGTATCAGACTCTCCGGGCGTTTTACCCCTGTATACGCGATCAAACAATCTAATGGAGGTTGATGGTAAGTCAGCTAATCATTTGGGTGAGGTGCTAGACCTTCGGGAAGATCAAGTAAGGGGGATGCTAGACCAATCTAGTGCGTTAAAGCGATCTGTTGATCACGATGATATGAATCCATTAGGCGATTATTACGAATCGTTTTGGAGTGGTGGTGCAGATGATTGGATGCTTGATGACCTTGCTTCACAGTACGCAGGGCGAAACCCGGAGGAGCTAACCGATTTATTTGCCGATAATGGAGAGTTTTTAGGTGCGTTAAGTGATGCCACCGGCTTTGATGGCCTTAACGTCAAGTTTGGTAATGATTTAGCAAATGAAGTCCACTGGAGACCGGAGAACATACGTTCAACCAGCGCCCAGTTCGATCCATCAAAGAAAGATTCGTCCAACTTATTAGCAAGCGCCACTGGATTAGGTTTATTGGGCGGCTCCATGTTTGCCTCAGAAGATGCTGATGCTGGAATACTTAGTCGAATAAAAGCGTTTCATGGGTCGCCACATGACTTTGATCGGTTTTCATCCGACAACATTGGAACAGGTGAGGGCGCACAGGCATACGGTCACGGTTTGTATTTCGCGGAGCGTGAAGGTACGGCCACAACCTATAAGAAAAGCACCAACTACTCCGATAAGAAACGTCAATTCCAACGGGAGTTACCTGACGACGCAGACGCGGCCGATGTCATGGATATGTCGCGATCAGGAGCTTTTTCCCCGGAAATGACGGAGCTTGTGGACGCATTAAATGACGATGATTGGTTAGGCTTTGACCACCCATCGCAAGCGATATCAGCGGCCTTATCTAAAAATATTACAGACTATGACCCATCGCCAAGATTGATAAAAGCGACTAACAGCGGTCATATGTATGAGGTAGACATTAATGCCTCGACTGATGATCTTCTTGATTATGACTTACCTTTAAAAGATCAGCCTGAGAAAATACAAAATGCTTTTAAAGATATTTGGAGAGACAGGCTGACGGATGACCCGATTTTAAAAGAGATTTACAAGACCGCTGACGATGTAGATTTTAATACGATGGGGTTGTTTGATCAATCCCAAGGATCACAAGCCTATAGAGAGTTTGCTAATAAATTAGGCGGTGAGGCGTCACTATCTAAGCTGCTTAATGATAAAGGCGTTAAAGGCATTAAGTACGCAGATGCTCAAACCCGATTCTCGCCTAAAGGTAGAACAAACAACTTCGTCGTGTTCGATGACAAGACCATTGAGATTGCCAAGAAGTATGGTGTGACCATGCCCGTTGCTGGAGCGATACTAGCGGGAACGATAACCCCCGAACAAGCACAAGCGTCCACCAAGCCAGAAGGTAATGGCTTGTTAGATTCAATAGGCGATACAGCGTTAGAAACCATGTCGGGTGTTAACCGGGCAGTAGCTGATGGGGTTAACTTCTTAACCTCTGATCAGATTAATGCGGTCTTAAACCTATCGGGTAGCGAAAAGCGCATCCCTGATTTATACGATATACCCGGTGTAAAAAGCGGCACGAAAGGCAACTACATGGAGCCAGGTCTGCTACGTCAAATTGTCCGTCAAGGCAGTGAATTTCTAAGCCCCATCTAAGGTAACCCAATGGCTATATCTACTTACAGCGAGCTTAAAACAAGCATTGCTGACTACCTCAATCGCTCTGATTTAACGTCAGTTATCCCTACGTTTATCTCATTAGCCGAATCACAGATCAACCGTGATGTTAGGCATTGGCAGATGGAGAACAAGGCAACGACTACGTTTGACGCACAGTACGCCACAAGGCCGTCTGATTGGGTTGAGACTATCCGTATGCATCTAACGAGTGGCACGACCACAGCAATGTCTAGGGTGTCGCAGCAGGCAATTGCAGAGAAGCGAATGTCTAGCGCAAACACGGCAGGAACGCCGCTATTCTTTACGCATTCAGAGTCCCAGTTTGAACTGTTCCCCACACCGGATGCATCGTATGGCGCAGAGATTCTGTATTACCAGAAGGTGCCTGAACTGTCTGATAGCGCCACAACTAACTGGCTGTTAACGACAGCACCTGATGTTTACTTATATGGGGCATTGATTCATTCAGCGCCTTATTTGGCGGAAGACACGAGAACGGCAATATTCGCTCAGATGTACGGGGCGGCGGTTAATCAATTAACGCTACAGAGCGAAACGAGCAAGAACTCTGGGGCTGGACTTAAATTAAAGATACGGGGATTAGGATGAGCTTTACCAACTTTTTAGAGACAGAAATACTGGATCATGTGTTCGGCGGCAATGCTTACACAGCGCCAAGTAACTTATACCTTGGACTGTACACTGCAGCGCCTAGTGACACAGGTGGTGGTACTGAGCTATCTGGTAGCGGTTATGCGCGCTTGGCAATGGCGATGAGTGTGTCAGGTAATCTAGCGACCAATAGTGCTGCTGAAGAGTTTGCAACGGCTACCGGGTCATGGGGGACAGTCAGTCACGTTGGCGTATTTGATGCGGCGACCAGCGGCAACCTTATGGCGTATGGCACGTTATCCGCAAGCAAGGCTGTTGCGACTGGTGATGTGTTTAGAATCCCTGCAGGCGATCTCGATATTACGCTGACTTAATATGTTATACGGTCGGTTTAAATATGGTCAGGCTGCGTATTCAACGGCTGACTTGGAAGAGGGCGCGTCCACTATTGCGGCAGCGTCTGCAGTCTCTGCTAGTGGCCTGGTGGTTAAAGATGGCGTAAGTGCCATTGCATCAGCGTCAAGTGTTAGCTCAACAGGCACGTTAGTCCGACAAGGCGCATCAGCAATACCAGGCGCATCGAGCGTGTCAGTCTCTGGCGTTTCAATATTGGCCGGGGCCACAACAATTGCATCAGCATCTAGCGTGGTGGCGGCAGGTCTTAAAGTTAAAGACGGAGCCTCTACCATAGTTGGCGTATCGGCTGTAACGGCTGCAGGCGTCATGGTGGTGTCTGGTGCTGCTTTACTGTCTGCACAAAGCCAGCTTACCCCGGTAGGATTTATCACGGCGTCTGGTTTAGTCGTAATGGGTCCGTTCTCAACAGTTTCTGTTAGCGGCTCGATCCTTTGGATTGATAACGCGGTAGACGATAACACTTGGTCAGATATTAACCTGACAACAAATACTTGGACCGATGCGTCCAGCAACGATAATTTATGGGAGGCCGCTTAAATGGCTGATACAACGACTACAACATATTCATTAGTTAAGCCTGAAGTTGGCGCGTCCGAAGACTCTTGGGGAACCAAGATCAACACGAATCTGGACAATCTTGATAATTTGTTGGACGGGACTACGGCTGTTGCCAATATGGACCTCAACACCCCTGACATTGATGGAGGCACTATAGATGGCGCACTAATCGGAGCGGCTAATCCTGCGGCTGCATCCGTTACTTCACTTTCTGTAGATACCATCACAATAGATGGCAGTGAGATAGATGCAAGCGGCTCATTAACTTTTGATGTCGGTGGAAACCTTACGATCAATGTTGATGGGAGTGTTGTCAGCCTAGCCGATGACTCAGTTAATTTTGGTCAGTTTTTTAACTCAGGTTCTGGTGATTTTAATATTTACTCCCCCACATCTAACAAAGATATAGTCTTTAGAGGTAGTGATGGCGGCACAGGAATTATTGCGCTTACCCTTGATATGAGCGACGGTGGGACAGCCTATTATGCTTCTCATGTTCGTTTAGGTGATGGCAAAACCGCCTCGTTCGGAGCAGGTAACGATATTGAAATAACAAGTGACGGAACAAACGGAACCATAGGTGCGCCTAACGGCAACTTCACTTTAGACGTCGCAGGATATATTGCACTAAATGCTGATAATGCCGGAACTGTAATATTTGAAGACGCTACCCTCCAATACCTTGTGATAGAAAGTTCTAGTTCTGATGCTGTTATTAAATCAGGGGTACAGGATGGAGACATTGTATTTAAAGGCAATGATAACGGCGCTACGGTGACAGCCCTCCGTTTGGATATGTCAGATTCAGGGTCTGCGATTTTCAATTCTACAGTCACAGCAGCAAAACTCGTTTCAACAAACGGTGTTCTTGAGCTAGATGATAACGGAAGTCACAACGGAGTTATAAATGTTCCGGCTGGCCTTTTTATCAATATTGATTCAAACGCAAGTTCTAGTAACGAAACCTTTCGCATTGCAAAAGATCGCACGGGGACTACTGGCGGTACGGAGTTATTTAGAATTGATGAGGCAGGACAAATTACAGGAACTTCATCTGTAAATGGCAATTATGGTTTACTAATAAAAAATACCAGTTCTACCAACCCGTATGGTTTACTAGTTGAGTTAGCGAACGGCACTAGCAACACGGTACAAGCGATCATAGTTGCTAAATCTGCTGGACAAAATAAATTTATTGTCTATACAAACGGCAATGTCCAGAATATTAACAATAGTTACACAGGAATTTCCGACCTTAAATTAAAAGAAAATATCATAGATGCTTCTAGTCAATGGGATGATATTAAAGCGTTAAAGATTCGTAAGTACAGCATGAAGGCTGATAATCTTGATGCCCCTAATATGCTAGGGGTGATTGCACAAGAACTTGAAGAAGCAGGAATGGGTGGTCTTGTGGATGAGCATCCTGACAAAGATTCTGAAAACAACGACATTGGAACAGTGACTAAAAGCGTAAGTTATTCTATTCTTTATATGAAAGCAGTGAAGGCACTTCAAGAAGCTATGACCCGAATCGAAACTTTAGAAGCAAGATTAACCGCGCTCGAAGGAGAATAATCTATGGCTATAACTACAACTTGGTCAGTGACCGACATGACACACATTGGCGCAGACGGTGGCGTAATTAAGGCATATTGGTCTTGTGGAGCAACGTCTGACACCGACCCTGCTTACACGGCGGTAGAAGGCGGCAAGTTACTCTCTACGTATGATGCTTCGGCGTCAGGTTATATTGCTTATGCTGATTTAACAGAAGCTGATGTGCTTGGTTGGGTATACAACAGCTTGATAGAGGGTGAGGAAACAGCGGCAGAAGCTAAAGCCCGTGTCGAAGCTAACCGTACCGCCAGAGTTGAGGGTCAGATTGATCGCGCTACAAGTGAAGCTACTGGAGTGCCTTGGTGATGTCAGTCCTGATAGAGTATTTTAATATTATAACTTCAGTAATCAGTTTAGCGTCGTTGATTGCTGCGCTCACTGAAACAAAGAAAGATGATGATCTGGTGGGTAAGGCACAAAAGCTACTAGATATCGTCGCGCTTAATATAGGCAAGGCCAAACAGTAAAGAGGATAGGTCATGGCTAAAGTATCATATAAGAAAACTGCGGCTACAAAAACGCGAAAAAAGGCGAAACCTGCTTTGCCTAAACGCAACGCGAGAGCAACAGCTAACAAGAAAAGGTCGAGGTAAATGAAAGGCGTTAAGCACTACAAAAAAGATGGCACTGAGCATAAAGGCACTAGCCACAAAATGTCTGATGGCACACTGCACAGTAACAAGTCGCATACCAAAACAAGCGTAAAGTTATTTCATTTAAAAGATTTGTCTAGTAAAGCCAAGCTAAAAGCCAAAAAGTAATGTTGCTCGTATTTGTTCTTGTCGTGTCTGTAAATGGTGAGATTGATAAAACGCAAAGTTATTGGAAAGACCTCACGCGCTGCCGATATTTCGCGCAACAGTTAACCTGGCAGTCTTCAAACATTCGGTATGGAAATCCTGTAAGAGCCTGGTGCAAGCCAGCTTACGTTGACCCCAAGCGGGTACAAATTCACACCTAATTCATAACCTGCTGGTTAACCCGGCGGCTCAAGGAAAACATTATGGCGCTTATCGCCCTTGAACTCCCGGCGGGTATTTACAACCACGGGACGGATTTAGACTCGTCTGGCCGTTGGATTGATGGCAACTTTATCAGATGGCAAAATGGCTCTGTTCGCCCCATTGGTGGATGGACAACACGCAAGGCGAGTGCAACGGCCTCAGTTCCTAGGGGAGCAGTCGCTTGGACAGATCACTCTGACGATGCCCACATTGCCGTAGGTACGCACAACAAACTGTATGCCTTAAATCAAGGTTCAACAGTCAGTGACATCACGCCGACCAGTTTTACAGCAGGCGCTGTTAACGGCAATGTTAACTATGGCTTTGGCGGTCAAACTTACGGTAATACAGGCTATGGAACATCACGCGATGGCGCGTTACCTGCGGCTGTAACCACCTGGTCGCTCGATAACTTTGGTCAGTATTTGGTCGCTTGCTCGTCTGCGGATGGGAAAATATACCAATGGCAGTTAAACAGTTCAACAGTGGCTGCTGTTTTAAGTAATGCGCCTACGGGCAATAAAGCAATGATGGTGACTGACGAGCGTTTTGTTTTTGCTTTAGCATCAGGC